TGTTAAAGTATGTGATGCAGTAGTTCCTGAAATAGTAACAGATGAAGTTCCTGTTGTACCACTTACAGTTTTTGAAGAATTAAAAGCATTTGTAAAAGAGTTAGTTCCACCTGTAGATGCTGTTCCACTTACTACTCTTAATGCTTTGTTATTATGTGTTGTTAATTTAGTGAATCCTGTTGGTGCAGATGTTTGTTGAAATAACATCTTAGTTCCTGATGGAATTACCCCAGTTCCATTAACTGTTAAATCTTGTACTGTTAAAGAAAAATTGTCATTACTTTGATCGAATGACGCAAAGTTAATCCAAGCATCATTATCAGCATTTCTTATTTTTAAAATATCATTTGTTGTATCATACCACCATTGATAAGCATAAGTTGTTGAAGGTTCTGATGCACCACTATTTTTAGAAACAACAGCAGATAAGCTGTTATTGTGGTCATTCCTATATGATGGAAATGGTTGGTTTGCTATTACATAATCGTGTTGAGCCATAAGTTCTTTTAGTACCCCTTTGCAATAAAGTCAAATGTCTTATCAATAATTGTACTACTACTATCTTTAAAAGCAATATCAAAGCCAGATGATGTTTTGTTAGTAATTTCATAAAAATCGCCAGAAGACATATTTTGAGCAGATATTCCAATCGCATAAGTAGTAGATTTAAAAGGACTAGAAAATGTAATAGATTTTGTGCTTGTTCCACTTGCTATGTCATCTCCACTTATCACTCTGTCTTCCATATCAACCACAACTTCACAACCTGATACAACAGGAATTGAACTAGCATCTCTTGAAGATAAAATTAATCTAAATTTATAATAACGTGCTGTGTAATCTCCTATTACAAAGTTTTTAAAAGATGTATAAGTTACATTATCATCAGAAATTGCTATTTGTAATATAGCTTTTGCACCTTGAGGAATTGCACCATCAAATAAAATGTTTGTGGGTACATCTTCAAAATTTGTGTATCCTCTACCATCATCAAATAAATCATCAGGGTCAGCAGAAAATTGCTCTAATATTGCTGTAACTCTACTTGTAAATATTCCACCTAAATCAATAACAGAACTAAATTCATAAATACCATCTGAAGCAATATTATCTAATTTTAAAGTGCCATCTACAACACTACAGTTAGTTTTTGTTCCAGTAAATGTTGGGTCTTCTGTTTGTGTTACTACTGCATTAAAGTTTCCAATTTGTGCAATATTAGTATTAATTAAAGAAGCATTAACACTAGCATTTCCTAATTTATCAAATGCTTTAATAAGATAAGTTCCTTTTAAAGCTGGAACTGAAATTGATGTTGCTGGTCTTGATACTTTTTCTACTAATGATACAGAGTTCTGCCAACTAGCACCTGTTAATAGTGTTGAATATCTAATTTGATAATATGCAAGATCGAGATCACTTATTTGTTCCCATGATAAATGAGCCTCTTTACCAATTATATTTACAGAAAATTCTTCAACATCTGAAGGTGGTGCAACTTGACCTACAACTAAATAATTTGTTTCTGTTATATAAGTAGAAGATACTCCTAAACTGTTAATAGCTTTAACCCTTACGTCATATCGTTGTTGGTCAATTACGTTTAAAACTCTTTGATTTAATATAGAACCTTTTGCATGAACTTTATATTCTGATTCGGTAGATTTTTTATATTCTACTTGATACTCATAAACAAAATTATCAGTAGAAGGTGTTATAGCAATATTTAAAGCAACAATAACTGTACCATCATTGTATGCAATTAATTCATCACTCAAAGTTATATTTGCTGGTGGTCTTACACTAAATGGATTTGGTAAATTAGTATCAGGAACAATAGCGACTTCTTGCTTTTCATCAAATATATACCACGCATCTTGATGCTCTACTAAAGATAATTGAACAGTATAATCAAAGTTAATAGACAAACCAATTACTCTAAAAGGTTTAGCACTCATGCCTAATATATCATCTGTTAAATCTACAATATCTCCTACTGCTAAGTTCATAGCTTCATAAGTAGCAGTACATTCTACAGTTAATTGGTTTCTACTTCTGTTTAAAACTATTTTACCAAACTGTAATGCTTGATAAGGGTTTGTAATCATGTTTAAATCTAAATTTAATTCTTGTAAAAATCCACCATCTGCTGTTTTTAATGTTTGATGTTCTGCATCAGTTTCAGGATATACTAAAGTATCTTTTTCATAATTTTTTTCTGGCGATATGTAGTCAATATTAATTCTGTTATATTTTGAGTTCTTTTTCTCACTTAATAATTTAACACCACCAATAATATTATCTTTGCTTAATGATAAAATAGATGTGCCTGTTGTTTCTATTACTAATCTATATAAACCCTCTGAATAAGGTAAAAATCCTCTCATACCTCTTAGGATAAATTTAACATTATCTAAAATTTTATTACTTGTATCTAAAACAAAATTTAAACTAAATTGAGGAATATTACTTGCACCACTAAAAGGAGTGACTTCTTGATCTGCTACAACAGAGGCATCATAAAAACTTTGTCTATCAATATCTCCATAGTTAATTCCTTTACCATATTTTTCATTAGTTAAATAATCTAATAAACAAAATACAGGATTGTTTGAATATGTGTTTTCTGTAATAGTTAAATTAGAATTTATGACAGGAACTTTTTTACCTTCTACTTCTGCTTGGATTTTTGGTATGCTAGAAAACTTGTCCTGATCCCACTCTAAACGTATAGCAAGATAACAAATGCCTTTTAATTTTCTATTTGCATTATCATTCCAATTATTATCTTCATTTAATAATGTGGATTGTACTTGATCTTCTTTACCGAAAAATGGCTGTACTTTTATATTTGTTCCAAATCTTTCATCATTAGAAGTTACAGTTACACCATGTTGAAAATCTGCATCAAAGGTTACATCACTATCATCAACTTTAACTTTTAAAATATTATTAATTTCTCCTTCGCATAATACTAAACAAATATATAAATATTGATTGGTGTTTCCCTCAACCTCTATAAATACTCTAGTTCCACCTAGTAATCTTGTTCCATAAACTACAGGAATAGATGCGTTATTAGATTCTTTATTAACTAAAATTCCTTTTTCAAATTCATTCTGACCAATATCAGGAATATCAGGAACAGGAATTATCCAACTAATAACATCAGTAACAATACTTGTTATAGCTTTAAAAATACTACTAAAAAAACCCATTATTCTCTACCCCACTTTAAATCTCTAATTGTTTGTGCAGAAAATTCAAAACTTTTAGTATCATTTTCAAAAAATCTACCATGACTACCTTCATTTGTTTTTCTGCCTGTAACTCTGCTAAAATCTCCAAAATGAGAAGTGCAATTTATATTTATAATTCCACTATTAGTATCTATACTAAAATTATCAATAAATCCTTTTGCATAATTAAATACATCTATTAATTGTTCGCTATCATTTATAAAACCTACATCTATTGCAACTTCATCATTAGAAACATTGTTATTAAGTAATATTGAGGTAAATGTACTTTCTACTGCTGATAATTCTATATTAAAAGAATTTACATTTAATGTAGAACTTTCTGACTTTGCAGATATTCTTAATAAATGAGAACTCGCAAGATAAGTTATACCTTCATCCCAATTACCAGCCCTATCATCCCATAAGCCTAAAGCATCATCCCATATTTCAGATACTTCAATATCTTTATAGTGATTTGTAAATCTTTGTGTAGTTGGAAATTTAATTTGAACTAAAGCAATAGGTTTAATTGATTGCTTTGCAATTTCTGTTTGGAGTATTGTAGATAAACCTCTGGGCATTATAAAGCCTCTATAAAATCTACTTCAAATCTATAAATATCTTTTTGACTTGTTGAAAATTCTTGAACATCATTTGCAAGTCGTACAGTAAATGGAACATTATCATATAATATAGTTACATCAGAGGCTACATTTGATCTTAATGGTGGTTCTATAGTCAAAGTTGCTTCATTACTAACATCTCCAGTTGCATCTTCAACAACCATATAAACTTTTGAATGAGTATTAAATTTGATAAAATCTCCAGCTTTAATTGTTCCTGTTATGTTCTGTATATCAACAGAAGTAGCACCAGCATTTGCACTTGCTCTTGTGCTTACAATTCCTGATACATCTCCTTTTGCATCACTAAGGTCAGGCAAAGTAATTTGAAATGTTTCTTTTCTTGATCTTTGTTTCATTATAAAAGCAATAACTGGAGAAAAAACAGTTCTTCTCATTGGTGGATAAGATGCTGAAAATTTAAATCTTTGACCATCTATTTGTGTAGCAAAAACCTTACCACTATCTGTTGTTGTAATTTTAGTGTCTTGTTGGCTAGTAAAACCTAATGAGGAAAATACAGGAGATGTAGGATATGTGCCACTCATAATTAATACCTTTTATTCTTTTTTATCTTCATTAACTTCTTCATAAATTGTTTGGGTTACACTTTCTGTACCTTTTAACATAGTATATTCAAATTTACTATTAGGTTTCTTATATTCTTTAAGATCATTTATTGATGTATCAATTTCATTTTCATTAACAATTACTTCAGCAATAAAATCTGCATTTATTTTATGCGTTATTTTATACTTTTTCATATTAGACCAATGCTTCTTTGCCTTGATCGTTTAATGCTCCATTTATTACATTTACAATAGTTGATCTATTATCTAATAGTAATTCTTCAACTCCTTTTACATCTACTGCGTTAATAGTAAAATTAATATTTGTAGTTCCTGTATCTGTACCTCTAGCTGATTGTGTTATTTGTCCTGTTGAGTTTGGTATAAATAATTCTGCACCTCTTTCTCCAACCATGACTGGTTGTCCTTTTGATACTGCACCACCTTTTTCAAAGCCTTTAATTTTATCTACAAATTTTAAACCAGCACCAACAACTGCACCAGCCGCCGCAATATTAAATGGAAAAGGAACTGATGCTAATGCTTTCGCACCAGCTTTATAAGCAGATACTAATGCTTCTCTAATTGCTGCAAATTTAAAAATTTCAGTTGCTTTTTGTATTGCAGAAGTTACCGCCGCACCCACCATAGCATCTACGATTGATCTAATAATAGCTTCTGACAATGATTGGAAACTTAATTTACCTGTCATTACAAAATCACTTATAGAATTTTTTAATGCACCTAAAGAATCTTGACCAGCTTTTTTAAATCTTTCAAATACTGTAATATCAAATTCTGATCTTAAACCTTCTCCAAACCCATCTAATGCACCACCAATACCTTGTAAAGATTTTGGAAGTTCTTTCATTCCTTCATGTAATTTATAATATACATCAAAAACACTTTCAGTTTTTTTCTTTTGTTCTTCTAAAGTTTTAGATATTTGTTCATGAGTTTTTAGACCTTTATGTAAAGTATTAGTATATTCAAATGCTGTAGTATTTTTTATTCTTTCAAGTCTAATATAATTTTCTAATTCTGCTTTTTGTTTGACTAAATCAGCTATTTGATCTGCTGTTAATTTTTTATAATCTTCATATATCATTAATCCTTTGTTTCTTACATCTACAAACTCATATTCTTTTTTTAATCCTTCTTCTAATTGTTTATTAATGTTCATGAGTTGTAATTGTGCTTCTTCAATAGTTTGAGGATTAATTAAACCATCTTTTATTCTTTCATCTCTTACTAAATCTCTTACTTTATCTATTACAAAACTTAATCCAGCTAAACCTATAGCACCTTTTTTTCCCAATAAAAAAGCACCTACTATTCCTGTTGTTCTAGCATATTCAGGCATAGCCATAAAACCATCAAAAATACTTTTTAAACCAGAACCTATTTTTTGAATTGTTGGAATTAAGTCTTTACCAATTTGCACAACTCTAATCATTCCTTGTGCTAAATTTCTTCCAACTGATATTGCAATTCTATCTAAATCATCAGCATTTCTTTCCAAAAATTTATCTAAATCTCCAAATTGATTTTTAAGTTCTTCAAAGAATCCAGCATCTAATAAAGTCTTTTTAAAAGCAAAAACTTTATCTCCAATCATTGAAACTGTTCCTTCAAATGTTTTTGCTAATTCATCTGTTGCTTTTCCAAATCTTCCATCTTTGCCAAATACTTTTTCAAATGCCATTACTGTTTCTTCAATAGAAACATTTGCACCAGCTTTAAAGCCAAGCATATTTCTAACACCTTTTTCTCTAAATAAATCAGCCGCACCAATACCAGCACTAAATGATCTTTGTATTTGTTCTGAAGCAGTTCTAAAATCTAATCCTGTAACTGCCGCAACATTCCCTGTTATTTCTAACATCTTTTGAAGATCATCTGCATTATCTGTAACTGTTGCTAATATCCCTGAACCTTGTGAAATTTCTTCTAATGAAAAAGGAACTTTAGAAGCAAATTTTGCCATATTGTCAAATGCTTTGCTTCCCTCATTAGTATCTTTCAATAAAAATTTTAATCTTGTTCTAAGATTTTCTATACTTTTTCCTGTATTAACTAAATTTCTAACAACAAGACCAGCACCTAAACCAATAAAAGCATTTTTCAAATTAAATACAGATTTTTTTAATCGAGATAAATTTTTATCTACAGCACCTAATACTTTATTTACTTTTTCTCTTGCTATAATATCAATAAATAATTTTTGGTTTGCCATTATTTTAAATTCCTTGCTTCAGCTAATGATTGTTTTGTTTTATACTGTTCTTGTTCTTTTTTCAAGTAAGCTAACCATAAATTATAGTGGCTAACAGGCATATCAAGAACTTCTTGGATAGTGAGATGTAATCGTTCTGCTATAATTAATAGCGACCTTACATCAGGGTCGCTTTCTACTTTTTTTCAGCTTCCTCGTAATGAGTATCTAAAAGGATTTTATTAGCAATTTCAGATATAACATTTGAATCTGCTTTTTTTCTTAATGCAAATTTATCTTCAGGATTAAAGGCTTTAACAAGATCGCCTTTTTCATTTTTAACTAAAAGTTTCATTATAAGTAAATCAACTAAAACAGTTAAATCTTGAAAGTTTGCAGATTTCTTAAAGATTATATTTTTTTCTTCAAGGGTTAATGGTTCTGAATAAAAGACACTAGGATTTCCATGCTCATCTTTCCACTCCTCAACTTCAATAGTTAAAGTTTTAAGAGTCTCAAAATGAGATTTAACTCGATCAATAACTGACATAAATTAGATTATACAGTTCCGATAGTTAGAGTTCCAGTTCCTTGAAATGTTACACTTCTAGAAACAATAGCATCCATTGAGTTGTTAATACTCATACCAGTTACAATACCTGTTCCTGAATAACTTGCATCTCCAGCAGTATTACCTTCTGGTAATAATACAAAAGCTATTGAAGCACCAGCTAATAAAGTTTCTTGTTGAGTATCAGTTTCGTCAAAGTGCATTTCGATTGTTCCTGAGAATGAAGTTCTTCCAGCTACAAATGATTTAGTTCCATCTGTTAAAGCTGTATCTTCTACAACATCTCCAGTAGTTTCTAGTGTGAACGAAGTCACTTCGCCCATCGCTGTTCCACCAACTGTTACAACTCCTTCTTTTCCGTGATGTGTTGCCATGTCTTTTTATCCTTGTTTGGTTTTTTGTTAGTTTCTTTTTCTTGCTTATAGCCTAGTCTTAAATAATGTTCAAGATTAGTTTCATTAATAATTATTTCTGAACTACCTTTATATAATTTAATATCTTTAGCCATAATGTCTTTTACAATTTATCGTC